GGTTCGCAGACGAGGCGTTGTACACCTTCGACTGCCACCACGGGTACGAGGTGCGGTTGATGTTGCCGTAGGTGGCGGTGGTCGTGCCATCGTCTACGGCAGCCGGCAGACCCAGAAGCTGCTGGGTGTTGCTGGTGTTGTTGTACAAGGCGTTGGAGAACGCATCGACCATCGAGTTGGTCGCGTCGTTCATGCGAGCCTCGATCAGCGGAACCACCGCATGATCCATCTGCACAGCGCCTTCCATGCCCAGAAACGGCACCGGAGTGACGATGGCCTTCATGTTGAACTCGCCCAAGAACGCACCCTGCTGCGCCTGCGGCTGGTTGAACGAACCGGAGTAGTCCGTCCACTGGCTGTTGACGAAGGCCTGGCCCTGCACGGGAACCGAGACGCTCGACACACCGCCGGATGCGGTCTGTGCGTTCGCCAGCAGCGCGGCGATAACCGGCGATGACTGGTAAATCTGCACGACCATCTTGGGGATGAACGCGCGACGAGTGACATACGTCAACTCGTTCGCAATCGGGCCGGCGGCTGGCACGATGCCCTGTCCAAATACTGCCATGATCCTCTCCTCAGTTGATGACTAAGCTGCCAAGCCCCCGCAGCATTTGGTTTGCAAAATCAGCCCGTCACCCGACGAGCCTTGAGTTCATTGATCGCATCGAAAGCGGCGTGGCGCGCAAACTTGTTTTTGTCAGCCCACAGCGCCTTGTCGTTGGGCAACGAGTGCGGCGTGATCGACTCAGGCGTTGACGGAGCCAACTGCTTCTGAGCATGGACGTACTTGATGGCAGTGTCGTAGTTGCCGATGGACTCATCGACCATCGCCTTCTCGACTTCCTCGGGATTGAGGCCAGCGGCACGGATGCGCGCATGAGCCTCGTTGCGGCGCTCCTGCTGAAGCAGAGACAGGCGCTCGCTGCGCTCGTCATCCAGCTTCTTCTGGAACTCCTCCCGCTGCTTTGCCAGCGCCTCCTCCAACTCAATGTCGGGAGCCGACATATTGGGATTCTTGCGCTTGGCCTCCCGACGAATCGACTTCTCGATGTCGGGATTGGCCTTGACAAACGAGAACAGGCGCATGGCCTGCTCTTGCTGTTCGGGTGTCAGATCTTCAAGTGATGCCATGTCAGTCTCCCCCTCGCTTCACTCAGTAATGCTTGAACGGAACCTTGGAAATAGTCGAGCCAGGCGGCTTGACTTTCATGTCGTTGGTCATCACGCCACGGGCGCTGCCAGACTTGAGACCGCCCAACTGCATATAGCGCGGCGGGTTGCGGATCTTGTCGCTGGTGCTGGCGTTGTCCTGAGGATCACGGATCTTCAGAGAGCCACTGGGGTCAAACAGGCGAGTACCGGGCATGATTGCATCCTCACATGGGGGTCGGAAGGGGCGCCGGGCCAGCCGGCATGGGCAGTCCGGGCGGGGGTTTCCCCGGCCCAGCCAAACCCGACACTGCCTGCATGATCTCCGCAGGCATGAGTTCTTTGTCCTTGCCTTCGGTGTCACCGAAGTTGCGCGTCAGCGCGCCAATGGCCTTCATAATCGCCTTGCCGTCATCGCTCGTGGGCGAGAACGTCTGCAACGCTTGGGCCAGCTTCTTGATGCACACTTGAATGTCAGCGCGAGCGCCTGCGAGGTTGCCCTCTTTGCGGGCCGGCGCCATCATCGGCGCGCCACCGGGGCCGGGCGCAGGAGGCTTGCCACCGGGAGCGGCTTGCGGCATCGGCGGCGCACCACCGGCACCACCAGCACCACCCAACGCTTGCATAATTTCTGGCGGGACACTCATGTAGGCGTTTCTATAACCTTCGATCTGTCAAAGTCAACAGGCAAAAAGAAACCGGCATTGATGTGATCTCTGCCGGCCCCTTGATAGGACAGTCGCTCGGACTGGTTCGCGGAACTACCCGCGCTTCAGCCGGCGAGCGCAATTACTTGCGCTTCGCCTTACGACCACCACGCTTGGCACGACGGGCCATAGTGTTCTCCTGGTTGATGCCTGTCCCCCTTACGCCTTGAAACCGGATCAGCGGCGCATCTTGCGCTTGCTGTGACGCTTGCCACGCTTCATTTGGCACCCTTGAGTTGACGGACGTTTCCACCCTGCGACTCGGCCTGAAGTTGTTCCTGCTTGGCTTTAGCTTCCGCTGCTTCCAACTTCTGCAAGCGTACTTTTAGCAACTCTTTCATCGGTACGTCAAGCAGGTCGAGCAGCGACTCCCGATCAATCGCTTTTGCCTTGAACAACTCAAATGCCAACGCCCTCTGATCCTCTTGGAAAATCGGGCTGTTGCTGTGCGCGTCGACCTTCACGATGTAGTCGCGCGTGAACTGATCGGCAATGAACTCGATGCCGTTGTCGGCCCTCATGCGGTTCTTGTCGTAAGCCTGTTTCAACTGCATGAACAGCGTCGCAACCTTCTCAAGCTGATCCTCAATCACCAGCGCACGGCGCTTGGCGCGAGACGAGCCAAGCCTTGCAAGGTTGGCCGCATGGCCCTGCGAGCGCACGCCGGTCTCGCCCTTGCCTTGGATGACGTTGGTGATGCCCGACATCTCCTCAAACATGGCGTCGATCTCGCGGATCTCCTTGTACAGATCCTCAGGAATCTGCGGCGCCATGCTCTCCATCTTCGCACCGGGCATATCAGCAGAGATGACGCCGCTGGGGCTGTCCAGCGTGTCTGCGATCTCGTCAATGCTGCCTTGAAAGCCGCTGCCGAACTTCGGCGGGTGCGCCTGCAAGTTGAGCAAGTGCGTGATCTGATCCATGCGCGTGTTTCTCATGCGCTGAAGCGGGATCAGCTTGTCCACTTCGCTGTAACCCCAGAAAAAGTCATGCGCGGGGTTGGGCGATATCTGGATGAACGGGATCTCACCTTTGATGAACACGCTCTCGATGGGCCGGTCGAACACCACAACGCCAGGATCTGCAATCGTGATGATGCGAAAGTCCTTAATCTCATCGTCGAACACATACAGTTCCGACATCTGGATCAAGTCCTCAGAGACCGTCGGCTTGTACCGGTTGGGGCTTGTCAGGTCAAAATTGACGTTGCCGATCATGTTGGGCGTCGATTGGCTGGTGACAATGCGCTCCATCAGCGTTGCGCTCTCCATCTGGGAGGGTTTGGGGCTGGATGAGATCGCTTTGAGGATCTGCTCGATGCGCGGATGCGGAATCTGCCGCAACTCGTACTCAAACTGGCTCTTGGTCACAAAATACTGATGACAGAACGCCTCCTGCCGCCACAGACCGCCGATGTCCTCGCGCAACACGCCAAACTCGTGCGGCTCGACCACATACGGCTCAATCTGGCCTGCATTGACGCGCAATTTCACAAACATACTGCCGTAAACGTGCGCCCACAGCAGCGACTGCAAAAACACCATGTCCGAGTTGGACAAATGCCAGTCGTTGTTGAGCGACTTCATCATCGGCACGATCTGCAACTTGTTGATGTCAGATGCCGACGGTGGCAGGTCGATGGAAAAGCGCGTTGTCTCGCTGGAATACATCAGCGAGGTCAACTGGTCGATGTGCGAGTAGATCTTGTTGATCGTGTTCTCGTTCATCTCTGGGCCGCCGCCAAACAGAAAGAACGAGCGCCATAGAGAGTAAGACTTGCGCCGCTCGTCGCGCGTCGCCATGCACTTGCGGCTTAACTCGACGTAGAACGCGAACAGTTGCTCTTGCGGGGGAAGTTTCATGCGGGGTTACTCATGTGGGTACGTCGGCCTTGAAGCTGCCAACGATGTTGGTGGGTATCTTCGTCGGAACCGTCGATCCGGTCAGCGCATTGCCGGCCTGCATACCGAATGAACTGACCGGAGCCGCTGCCGGCTTCTCCCCCCGCTGTGTCCAACCAGGCGCCATGCGTCCCGGCACATCCACCCACTTGGGGGTGAAGTCCGTAGAGGATCGCAGGTTCTGCATGACGCTGGTTCCGCTGTCCTTATGCACCTTGAGGTCGCTCAAGCCAAAGTCATGCGCCAGATCGCGCTGGATGCCGTCGATGGCGTGAGTCTTGTGCGTCCCAGCAGCCGGCGCAGTGCGAAACTCGCGCTGCACAAACCGCTTGGAGCATCCTTTGGGGCATTTTGGCACTTCGTCCTGCTTGACAAACGCCTCAAACGGCCCGTGAGCCGCGCAAGTGTATTCCTTGAGAATCGCCATATTACACCCCTCGTTTTCCAAATGCGTTAAGCAGCCGTTCGCGGCCAGCAGGATCGTGCTTGGGGGCTAGCATTGCGTCAGAACGCTTCAATTGCAACTTGATGCCGTCTTTGGTAAGGCTGATCGTCCCTCGATGCCACGGAGGACAGGGCAGCGGCTGCGGATTGGCTACCTTGACGATGGAAAACGAGCGAACCACCCCCGCTTTGGTGCGTACAACGTCCTTGGGCAGCACATCGCCGGCCAAAATGCGCTTGAACCCTCTTGTCAGCGACAGTCGAGTCGAAAACCGATACCGACCAAGGTTGCGCTTGACGATGTCAGCGGCAAGATTGGCGGTTTGCGGCCCACGAGAAAATCCCATCGCCACAATAATCATAATCCGCGACTTGTAGAACGGGCTGGCCTCGTTTTTGATGAGCCACATCATCACAAAGTGGATGTGATCGTCGTTCCACGCCCTCTCATCGTCGTAGCCGGCTTCTGTGACGGGCGATTTCATGTGCGATTGACCGCTCGACCCTTGCTGACCTTAATTGTCGCCGTGGCCTGCTCTTTGGTGTACAGCAAGCCCAGATCCTTCATGTACTGACGCACCAGTCGCGGCCCAGCAACCTGCATCCCCTGCATCGACTGCTCGGCCTTGCGCTGCTCCTCATGCTCGTAGATGAGTCCTTGCGACATCAGCTTGGTGCGGACTTGGTCGTTCCACGCCAGAATTGCCAGCGCAGCAGCGATGACACGATCATCCTTGCGATGCTCGGGCGCTCCGGGCGCACTGCCAGCCTCGCGCACCACGCTTGACATCTCCGACACCAGATCTTTGCTCACCGGATGCGCCATCTTGCGCTCAACGTAGTCTCGAAACGTGTTCATCATGCGCTCTTTCATCTGAAAGTTGGTCTGCGTATGAAGCGCACCGGGCGTTCCATAAATGCTGTCGTACTTTCGATACATGAAGTCTCGCATTGACCCCAGCACATCGCGCAGCACTGGGCGCTGCTCGGCCATGCCGAACGTGCGCTCCTTTCTCATGTTCTGTATCTCGTTCAACACCGCATGGCCTGGCCCACTGACTTCCAAGTTGAACGTGCATGGCCCATACGCGCCGCACAGATACGCTATCGCCCAAGCAAACTGACTGGTTGTAATCGCATGGTCTGCATATTCTGCAACCTGCTCGGCCTTGTCAGCCCACACGCGCCAAACGCTGATGCAGAACGAGTCTGCGTTGTCACTGCTGCCATAAGCAGGATCAGCGCCCAGCACATAAAATGCGTGTTTTTCAGGGTTTTTCCACACTCTCAGCGTGGCGTTTTTGGCATTGCTGGCAAGCACTTCGGTGCCAGTGAAGTTGTCTTTG